GTTGTTCTTCAAATTGTTGAAGTAATTTATAAACAACTAAATCTCCTGTTTCTGTATCCTCCATACCACCACTAGCCAAAAATTGAGATTGGTCAGCATCTCCAGCATCATCCTCCATTTTAGCTCCATCTCCACCTCCAGCCGAAAATGAAGATTGGAAAGTACCTGATGTCTTTTTGCCTTCTGCTTCATTTATAGATCTCTTTTTATTACTCATTATTATGCTTTGTTAAAATAAGCAAATATTTTAAACTTTATAATAACAATAAAATAAAAATTGATTTACTTTAATCAAAAGTATTAAAGTCAATCCGTCAATAATAGGCTAAACAAAATGCCACCACATTCAACATTTTCAAATAGAAATATGCGTCTTGCAAATGCTGACGACATAGGCCAAATTCGTTATATAGAAGGAGCATGCTGTGTCTCATTTTACTTCAAGTTGGCGAGAACGCTTGAAACAAAGGTCTACAATATTCCCACTGAGTGGCCCATAAGAACAATGATTCTAAATGTTCAAGTCTGGGCAAAGCGGGATTTTCCAGGCTTGACCTCCGCGGAAGAGAGAGACATTGAAGTCGTTATTGCAGGTCAAGAGGCACCAGGATTGCGATTTGCAGAAGACGCACCACCTTTGCACGAGGAGACCGTCTCTGTAAAGCAAAAATTTGCCAACGTATATGGGTGCACTGCATTTTACCTAAGGAAAAAGGTTATCCAAGAAGAACCTCTCTACCTTAATAATGCCATTCCAGATGTTGAATTAAATTCAAATTCAAATCCAATTCCAGTTGGTGACGCACCATTTTGCTCTATATGTTTTGATTCAAGCACCACGCATTGTTATTTCCAATGCACTCACCGAATCTGCAGAACATGCAATGATTCCTGCATTGCACGAACACACAATACTTGTCCCGAGTGCCGTGGTCCTAGGCTATAAACTAATTAATCCCTTAGAAAAAATATTTTTATTTTAGTGCCTTTTTTTCAGTAGAGCATAACCACAATTGAATGTGCAAATATTTGTTACCATAAATGCTGTGCGCGTCTATACTGTCGCCACCGCAGCCTCAACAAACTCGCCGCCGACCCAGCGCACCTGTTTGCTATTAAAGAGAATATTCATATTAATCACCTCTGGCTTCTCGGGATCAGCCGTAAACAATTTTGTAATCTGTTCCTCATCGCGACACCTGATGCTGTAGTTTTGCTGAATATTATTACGCCCAATGCGTCCCATGGCTTGGATAATTTTTTCCTGCGTCAAGTTCATGTCCTTGCTAATGTATCCATGGCAGAATTGGTAGTTTGTCCCGTAAATGTAGTCGCTGGATGCAATGATTAGATACAGCTTTTGCTCTTCTGCCAATTTCTTCATAATCTCCATATAAGTAATATTTTCATGATTGTAAAACACACCAATACCGAGGAGCAATAGCACTTTCCAGCTATCATCAATTCCGTGCAAGGTCATAATCTTAACAACCGTATCCTCGTCAATGTCACTTCTAAACGCGGCTCTAAAATTTTGACCATCTGTCCACTTCTTCAAATGCTCTTGCGAGTTTGGAATAAAGATATCGTGCAGGACACAAGGCTTGATCATGCTTCGCATCACATTGAGCTCTTCAGTGATCTTAAAAACACCCTTGTCCTTTGACTCACCCATCTCGTCGCCCTGCTTGGTCTTTTTCTCTCCTTTGCCACTCTTTCCACCCAATTTATACGTGGACTTGTCCGTCTTTGACAGATCCAATGCCTCCTCCTTTTTCTGCGTCAAGTCTTCCAGCTTCTTTTCAAGCTCATCAATGCGCTCATTAAGACGGTTATTGTATTCAATTTTTTCCATTATATCCTCCATCAACTTTGCAGGAATGTTTGCCTGTTGAATGCAAAACTTGGCAATCTTGGTTACATCCTCTGCTAGAAAGATGGTCGGGCCATCGGTCAATGTATATGCGTCCTTTGTGGTGACGTAAATGGCGCAGCTTCCACTTGTTTGACTTTGAATAGAAGCAGTTGGAACAATCTGTTGACTCGCCATCTTTGTCAATGGTGCGCCTGCATTTTTAGAATTAATAAGCGATGATCCTCCACCACCACCACCTCCACAAGCACTGGTTCCAGGACCAACACTAACAACCTTTCTAATCTTATTTCCTTTGCCGTCAACCGACTCATTTGACAAAAGTCTTGGAGTTCTAGTAGACCGAAAGTAAATGTAGATTGATCCCCATGTTCCTGTAAGAATATTTTTCAGGGCGCGCAAGTAGTGCAACTTGATTCCCTTTATATCAACCTCATCCAATGAAGTGAAATGCCTTCTAACGCGACTATTTGCAGCCACATAGTTTTGCTCTTCCAAGAATTTGATGAAATCGCATGCTTCCTTCAGGTCAAAATACCGCAAAATAGTGAGATAGTTTTCACAGTGATCCGCAATGCCACGCACCCTGTCATAGTCTTCATTCATGTAATGCGGCATAACAACGTAGCCGTTCTTGTCAATAATTGGAATGGATTTCTTACAATCGTGGCTAACAATATCGCAAATGCTCGCCCCTGGGAACTTTTCTAGAAAGTCAGTAGTCGTCTCAGTAAGCTCGTGCAGCTTTGGCAAAGTAGCAGAAGACAGAACTACGTTGGGAATTATGTTTTCCTTCCAGTTCTTGTGAATCGTTTCGTGGCAAGCATGCTCATCGTAATCCATGGTGATCGTTGGCTCGTCCCAATAAGTAATAATGTCTTGCGCCTCATTGAATGCAAGCATATAATACATTGCAGGCAAGTACGATTTCACATCACAAATGATCATCTCCACCTTGTCTCCTACGGAGTTGTCCACCTTGCCAATGCCACCAGTGCGCCTGTTGCGTGTGTACTCCAGAGCAGAGAAATAGTGCAAACGAATATCAGCAGCACTAGCACAACCAAATGCAAATGCAATCTTCACATCCACCGAAATAGCCGCTTTTGCAAGAGCAAGACCAACGTGCCTTGCGGCGCAAACAAAGATTACACGATTGCCCTTTGTCAACCCAATTGGCGTCATGGTTTTTCCAGTGCCAGTGGGAGCAATGTACAAAACTAGCTTAGCCTTTTCCTTGTTCTTAACCGTTGTGAAGATGGTCTTCTGGTGCTCGTACAAGACAGTGTCACTGTATTTCATTAGACACTTGTTCTGCTCTACAAATTCCACCGCATTGGCAATAATGTAGGCAAAATCAATGTCTCCCTCATACTCGGCCAACACCCTTTTAACAATCTCACACATGCGCGCATTCAGTCTACCAATTACATTTTTATCAAGTTTGTAAAGAGTCAAGTAATGCATCATCCACTTTTTAGAGCCAGTGGCCTTTTCTTTGAACAAAAGACCCATGTGCTCTAGTAGGAGAAACTCGTACACGTTTTCGGCAGTCAGCTTAGATGGATCATTTTGATTGATTCTAATTTGATCCGCGCCCTTTATCTTTGCATTAGCATTTGCAGTCACATCAATAAACGCTAGGCCATACTTTGTCTTCATTGTAGACACCGCTTCTGCAAAATATTTGTTATATAGAAAGTCCTCCATTTGAGAACTGAAATCAATCTTGAGCAAGTTAAACAGCGAACTTGCCTTGTTATATCGTATGTTTACATCTTCGTATCCGCCAAGGATTAAACGAAGGATTTCCTTTTCATCCTGGGCTACTGGGATCTCAATCCCATCCCACTCAGATTTCGTGAGCTTTCTTTGACTTAAATCCATTGTGTAATATAAAGAGTCTTTGCTTGAGCGGTTAGCGTATTATAGTTTGTTGTTATGTGTTTATATTGTTTCACATTTCAATTTTATTTTTAACTTAAAGCCACTAAAACGAATAAGTTAAATATCAATTATAGTTATAAAATTATTAATAAAATTGAAACAAATAATAAACTTTTAAATTGTTATAAAAGGAGCAGTACACACATATATAACTATGTCGGTCATCAGGTCATTCTTCTCTTGTTTTGCCAATGATGCAATCAGTGTGCCAAGTGAAGATGAGATTATTGTTTCATTGGATAAAGAACCTCCAGCGGCGGGCAAAATTGTCACCATTGAGGGAAACATTGGCTCTGGAAAGAGCACACTTTTGCAAAATCTGCGAGAGGAATACAAGGATGATCCAAACGTCATTTTCCTGAAAGAGCCAGTTGACGAGTGGGAAAAGATTGTTGACGATTATGACCAGACTATGCTGCAAAAGTTTTATGGAGATCAAGAACGATATTCGTTCCCTTTCCAGATGATGGCATACATTTCGCGACTTTCGTTGCTAAGAAACGCAATGAAGACAAACCCAGGAGCTACAATTATTACAGAGCGTAGTTTGTACACGGATCGGTTTGTCTTTGCAAAAATGTTATATGAGATGGGGAGAATGGAGGATGTGTGCTATCAAATTTACCTGAGATGGTTTGACGATTTTGCGGAAGAGTGTCCTATTTCCAAGGTTATTTATGTCAAGGCGGATCCACATATTTGCTTTGATCGCATTTTGAATCGTTCTAGAACTGGAGAGGAGGGAATCCCGCTTAATTATTTGGAAAATTGCCACGAGTATCACGAGAATATGATGAAGACTGATGAATTTGCAAGAGATGAAGATTTGGTACTAGATGGCAACATTGACATCTTTGAAAACAGAGATTACTTGAAACAGTGGATCGCGGATATCAAGAATTTTATTAGGTAAACCACACATTATTTGTAACCCTAATCTAAACTAAAAGATAAATAGTATAATGCAAACAATATAAAATTTTTTGTTTATATATTTTAATTGCAATGAGCAATCCAATTACAGACGAAAACATTGTTGTGCCAGTTAATGAAGAATTAAAAGAACCACTCGTTGTTTTTTGCCCGCACTGTGAAGAAATTGTACTACTGGAAAAATTAAACTGTTGCATTTTTAGACATGGAGTGTTTAAAGAAGGTGAAAAACAAATGAATCCTCATGCGCCAAAGGAAGAATGTGATAGATATGTAAAAGAGCAAAAAATATACGGTTGCGGCAAACCATTTAGAGTTGTAAAAATTGGAAATGAGTTTAAGACGCAAATGTGTGATTACATATAAAAATAAATATAAAAAATGAAATGAAATATAGTATATCTTTGTAAATAATATAGGCATTTGTACAAAGATATACATCAAAAGATGAAACTTAGAATGAGTCTAAACAAGGTTTTACCCATTATTGAAGGCTGTGAAACCCTTTTAGCAAACCCACTTTTAAAGGTGGCACCAAGTGAACCCATTTATACATTGAATTTTGACGGATGTAGCAAAGGTAATCCAGGAAGAGGCGGATCGGGCGCGGTGATATACAAGGATCAAGAAGAAATCTGGGCTGGTGCAAAGTTTGTTGGCGCAAAAGTAACCAACAATTATGCCGAGTATTATGGACTAATTTTGGGACTAAGAAAAGCAGTTGAGTTAAAAATAAAAAGTCTGGATGTCCGTGGTGATAGTGATCTAGTTATAAAGCAAATGAAAAAAGTTTATAAGGTGAAATCGCCAAATATTTATCCATTATACTTGGAGGCAAATGACATTGCAAAGACTTTTGATAAAATAGAATTCACTCACGTTTACAGGGCAAATAATAAACGAGCAGATGAGCTGTCAAACGATGGACTAGATCTTGAGCATTCTTAGTATTCTATGAGAGCCACATTCAGCTTCTGCGGTGGTTTATATTTAAGAAAATCTAGTTGTTTTTGCGTAGTGGGAAATTCATCAAATCCGTAAATATCCTGCAGCAAAAGCCATTCAAATAGTCCTCCCATATAAACATATACATTCATGAATCCTAGCTGCATCAGCTGTTGATATTTCTTATATATTTTTTCATCATTTGAATTCCGCCCGTAGACAATGATCTTTACCTGTTTGGTTCCGCGAATATGATTATTGATCAGGGCTTCTTCCCTTGAACAATGAATAGAGTTCAAAATAAGACATCCCTGCTCCCCATCTGGAAGAGTATTGATAATTATATAGGATTCTTTATTTTTTATTGCTATTTGCATATCCTCAAAACTTATTTTTTGCATTGTTTGAGCATTACCCATAATTTAAGTGTGTATATACATTTAAATTATAGTTTCTTTATTAGTATTTCACGCAACTAATTGTAAGGATTTTAATTAATTAAAATTTACAACAATTTCAACCTCCTCTTTTTTAATGCTCTTAGTTGCAGAGACTGACAACTCCTCGCGCTTCTTTCTCGTCTTTGAATTTGAACTCACCGCATTTGTTGTTGGTACAACCTCTATGCCATTTTCATCCTTACGTCTAGATGTGCTATTGCGAGTATTCATATCCTTCTCAATCACATCATAATTGGTCTCAATGTAATCAACAACGCGATTCTCTAACGCCCATTTAAAAAAATTCAATTGACCAATTGTTGTCTCAATGCATTTATCGTCTACATATGGAATGCTTATGCGTTCCCACCTGCAGAACGGATCAAAACGTCTCTTACTGTAAGCTTTTAACTTTAACTTGTAATCAATGTACACCTTAAATCGTCTGTTGGCCCCCATATCATCGGTATATTCATACAAAGTGTAATACTTCTTGGCATAATTGGTTGCAAACCAATCAACAATTCGCAAAGAAATGCGTGATTCTCCAGTTATAATGGACAGCATTCTCTTCAACATTTTTTCATCCTTGTAAAAATCCATCAAATTTTTTAACAACAGATCATTTTGCGTAGAATAAGCAGAAGCCGACATGCTTTATTTATTACATCATCCAATTACTTATTTAAGTTGTTTTCCCCGACGTTGATATATTTTTATTCAAAGTTTGCCGAATATTGCGTGGGCGACTTTAATTTTTCATTCTCGGCTTCTTCCTTGTGTTCTTTTTCCATAGACGTACTAACAGGTTTTAGGAAGCGGTCTTGCACTAAAATGTCATTTACATAATTGTTGTTTTGTAAAAAGGGATTTGCTCCAACTTGCATAAACATGTCACGATCGGCTATTTTATTATAGGATGATTCGCGTTTATTTAGTTCAACTGGTGCATATAAAAAAGTAGGTGCTTGCTCATTCCCTAAAGAACTAATACTGTCAAACATTTCAAGTGATTGCTGCAATGCGCCACCGCGATTGTCAACAACTATGTTATTATAGTAATCTTGCGTTTTAATAACTTCCGTTTCTCCTGACCCTTGCATATTTGCCTTAAAAATCCTTGGGGATTTTTCATAAACATCTCCATTACTCCATTTCCATTCTTTCATGGGTATATTCTATTCTATTCTATTGAAACAAAGTATTTGTCTCATTTTATTGCAATATCCAATATCCAATATCAATGGTTAGGATCACTTGCAAATCCTTGTCTTACGATAGCCAAATTTTTGGTAAACATAAAATCATCCTTATTCTTGCGTCTGCGCCGTATATTGCAATCCAAACAAGAAATTACAACATTCTCCATATTGTGCCCCTTGTCATTGTCTATACGATCAAGAGTCCATTGCTTCAATTCTCTTACAATTTCATATAATATAAAAATCTGGCAAGAGCAATAGTCGCAAACTAATTCACTGTCGCGCAACAAATTTACAACTTGCGCATAACTAATAAACTTTGATTCGTCCAATCTTTTCTTATCAACATCCTGTTGTTTGTAAGAGTTTATCTTTGTCTCAATTTGTTTGGCAACAAGATTGCCATGTTTATGCATTGTACCATTGTAAATATCATTTATCATTTTAATTTGGCATTCATGAGTCAACTCGCCCGCCCCAATATTCCAATTATTGCTAGCAACTCGTATTTTTGACACTTTTGGAACAGTCATTTTTTTAATTTGATATCTATTTGCCGTTCCAGATATAGTTATAACTTTTTGACCTGTACTAGAGTCTATAGAATTGCTCTTTTCATTATTAGCCTCATATGAATCCATATGTATATTATAATGCAAGCATAAGTTTATATGGTAGTCATATAATATATTGTAAAAAATGGAGTTAAACTTAAAGAGAGTATAATATACATATGGATTCATCAGTTGAAAAGACAAAAGAAGAAGAGTGCGTTGATCTCAAGAACATTAAATACAAGACCATGCTTTTGCACGGTGCGCCTTTAAAAGAAACTACATCCGCAAGTGATCTTTCTAATTTGGAAAAATTTCTTGAAGATGAAAAAAATCACAATCAAAAAGAACCTTGGTCAAAGTTGGATAAAACAGTAAAGACTAAGAAAATGCTGTCATTTGCTGAAGAATACTGCAAAGAAAAGACATTGGATGAAACCGAGAGTGATCTGTTAATTCAATTTTTGAAAGATTGTTTGGACAAAAAGAAGTTGAATCGTGTAAAAGATGTTATATACAATAAAGAGACTGGATTTATTAAAGAAATTCCTGCTCTTTTTTATAACAAGGCTTCAAGGCATTTTACATTGAAGAATGTTGACAAGCGTGTTTCTACGTTGAAAAGTTTGCCGCCCAAGAGAGTTAGAGGAACTATTAAAAAGGGTGCAAATGATGATGATGCGGATGAAGATAACTAAAACTAATCCTACAACTTAAAAATAACAAATATTAAAGTAGAAAATTGAATCAAAATATTATGACGCAAGACAATTAACTCGCGTCACAATATGGGGTGCTTTAGCTGGATTACAAATGACACAAAAAGATCTATTATTATGTCAGGCTATGGCACAAAAAGATTTCCATGTAGAACTTGTTATATGTGGGACAACAAGGGAAACTGTTGGGAAGAAAAAGACTATGAAGGTTATGGCATGTTTGGTAAAAAAGACTACTACATCTTGATTGCAGAAATGAATAATGCATATGACCCAAACATTAGTGAAGATGAAAATAGAAATCATGGAATTGGCATAGAATTTGGTCCAAAAAATAGTAAGACTCTTTATCCTAATCTAACGCACTCTTCACGATGGACGTGGAGAAATGAACCGCCAGGACAGTGTCCTGAACAAGGCTCGTGCGATTGGAATGCATGGGAGTACGAAGCGGAAGAGGAAGAACAAGAACAACGACCAAAACAAACCCTATTTCAAACTGTACCCGTTCAAATCCAGATGCCAAAACCTGTACCAAAGACCGAACCCAAAAAGTGCAATGAACAACTTGCAATTGACAAAGCTCGCGCTGGTATAAAGCAAAAATACGTTGTTATTAATTATAAGGAAGGAGAAATTACTGGCGGGTTTATTTCAAGAAATCCAGTTTGGATTGTTAAAGAGAAAAATGATGCAGAATGTATCTATGATACAACCATTGTAATCATGTATTGCCAAGGAGCCAGTTTTGCCAAAATGAGTGTGCAATCTTATCAAAAATTACTTGACTTTGAGAAAAAATACAATGACAAATTTGTTTTATACCATCATGCACTAAGTGGATCCAACATTACAAAGGGACATTGTTCCAATCCTGCAAATATGGACGCACTTAATAACGTCATACGTTCAATAGTGTCTGTTGCAAAATCAAATACATTTGCTAGCTCAAACTATTAGAAAACATCTAAAAACAAAAATACTGACAAATATAAACTACTTTTTTAAATAGATGTAGAATCAATATAGAAATACTTCAATATATATAATAGTAAGCACTAATCACAATCAATGCAGCTTGAAGACCTAGATGAATTGGTGGACATCCTGGACGAAATTACAGCGGAAAGCGAAGAAGACACTAGCTATTTTAATGAAGATGCCGTTATTGAACTTACAGATGAATTATTGCATGTGATGGAACTATATATACAAGATAATGCAAAGGGAATTGCTGAACCAGATTTTGAAGAAACTTTTTTTGAGAGTGTAAAAGAATTGATGGTTGATCAGTTTAAAGTAGATCCATTTTTTACAGAAGAAGCTGAAGACGAGTTTGACAATATATTAAACTGCGCACTAGATCAATTTTTTGAGACGTTTATGCCACGAAGATCGCATTCAAATTCAAAAATTGTAAGACATTTGACTCCAAATATAGTCCAAGAATTAGAAAAGCAATTAAAATATTTGGAGGAAAAACCACAACCTGAACAAAGATCTAAGGAATGGTATGAGTTTCGTCAAAATCTAATTACAGCTAGCAACGCATATAAAGCATTTGAGAGTGAAACTGTAAAGAATCAGCTTATTTATGAGAAATGCAATATTAAAGATGGCGATAAGGTTGAACCTGAAGTGGAAGTGGAAGTAGATGTAGGAGAAGATGAAACTACGGTTAAGATTGTAAACATTGCAACAGCAACAATAAATAGACCAGTAAATATAAATACATCATTGCACCATGGTCAAAAATACGAGAATGTTTCCGTAATGTTGTATGAAGATGAATTTAATACAACAATACAGGATTTTGGATGCATACAACACGATAAATATTCTTTTTTGGGAGCTTCACCAGATGGAATTAATGTAAATAAAAAGTCACCAAGATATGGCAGAATGTTGGAAATTAAAAACATTGTAAACCGTGAAATTGACGGGATACCCAAAAAAGAATACTGGGTGCAGATGCAAATGCAAATGGAGACTTGCAAGTTACCAGAATGTGATTTTCTTGAGACCAAGTTTGTTGAATATGAATTCTATCAGCAATTCAAAGAAGACGGAACTTTTCTTCTAAGCAATAATGATGAGAAAAAGGGCATTATTATGTATTTTAATGACAAAGAAGGCAATCCTAAGTATGTCTATAAGCCAATTAAAATGAATGAAGATGAGTTTACCAGTTGGGAAACCAATATGCTGGACTTGATGCAGAGTCCAGAATATGGATATATGTGGATTAAGAACTGCTATTGGCGTGTGGAAACCTTTAGTTGCGTTTTGGTTGAGAGAAACCAATTTTGGTTTGAAAATAATGTTCAAGATTTGATTAATTTATGGAAGACTGTGGAGAAAGAGCGCGTTACTGGCTTTCAACATCGCGCCCCCTCAAGAAAGAGTAGCTCCAAGAAATTGCAAGGTGATTTAGCTCCAGGATCAGGCTCTGGTTGCTTATTAAACTTTAATAAGCTCACTGGAAAAGTAAATCTAAATGTTGTACAAAAATTAGATGGACCTGCTTAGATCACCAAGTTCATATCAGTTCTGTAATAATTTACGCGAGCACCTTCTCCTGGAGGCACGGGAGGCAATACCTCGCTAATATTAGAAGCAACCTGTGATTCCTTGTATAAAGCCCCGCAAAAATCAGCTGATATGCATGTTCCCTCGTCAGGATTATTGGGATATTTAAGATTGTTTGTAATTTGTTCAAATGAACTAATCTTGAAAACTGGGTAATGCCACCAGACATCACTATATTGATTATTTGAGACACCCTTTCTTCCTGTTAAAGGATAACTATCCTTAAGCAATGGTTCAGTTTGTGATGCAGGATAAGCACCAGGATCAAGACTGCCTTCTAAATAATTACCTGTGTCTTGAAATCCTTCCTTCTTATTTTCAAAAAAGTATTTTGTAATATGAATAGAAGATAAAACAATAAAATAGATAACCAATAGACCAACAATTAAATAGAATAAATTTAACAGGTGCTTATTCATATATATTATATATATATAGGTTTTTAATTATTTTATCCAATATGAATTTTTGGTATACTTTTATTTATTCTATAATATTGATTTAGAATTAACTCAACAATATTATATATCTTAGGAACATGGAAAATAATGCTGACATGAGAGTAACAAAAAGAAATGGTCAATTGGAAGATATTGCATTTGATAAGATCTTGAAACGCATCAAGACTATTGGACAAGAAGTCAACATTCAAATCAACTATTCTGCTTTGACAATGAAGGTCATTGATCAGTTGTATGACACAATTTCAACCACAAAGATTGACGAGTTGACCGCGGAACAATGCGCATCTCTTTCAACGCAACACCCTGATTATGGAACGCTTGCAAGTCGCATAATTGTATCAAATCATCAAAAAAATACAAATCCTAGATTTGATGTAGTAATGTCACAACTCTATAATTTTACCGATGTTCATGGAAACAACTACCCTCTTATTTCGCAGGAGTTGTACAACGTTGTAACTGAATATGCAGATACATTGGATTCTTTTTTGGATCACGAGCGCGACTATCTAATTGATTATTTTGGGTTTAAAACACTTGAAAGAGCCTACTTGTTCAAGCTAAACAACGTAATTGTTGAAAGTATCCAACACATGTGGTTACGTGTGGCTGTAGGTATTCACGGATCAAATATGGAGGCCGTAAAGGAGACTTATGATTTAATGTCACAAAAGTACTTTACTCATGCAACTCCTACTCTTTTTAATGCAGGCACACCAAGACCGCAGTTAAGCAGTTGTTACTTGATTGCAATGGAGGATGATAGTTTAGATGGAATTTACAACACTCTTCGTGATTGTGCACGCATTTCCAAATGGGCTGGTGGAATTGGTCTACACATTCATAATGTTCGCGCTAGTAATTCTCACATTCGTGGCACCAATGGAAAATCTAATGGAATTGTTCCCATGTTGCGTGTTTTCAACAATACCGCGCGATACATTGATCAAGGAGGAAAACGTAATGGCTCGTTTGCTATTTATTTGGAGCCATGGCACGCAGATATTGAAGATTTTTTAGAAATGAGAAAAAACCACGGAGATGAAGAAATGAAGGCGCGAGATCTTTTTTATGCGCTATGGGTTCCAGATTTATTTATGGAGCGCGTCAAAACAAATGGGTTGTGGACACTGTTTTGTCCTAATGAATGTCCTGGTCTAGCGGATGTTTATGGCGATGCTTTTAAAGAGTTGTACGAAAAGTATGAGACAGCTGGTCGCGGAAGAAGGTCTGTTAATGCGCGTGATTTATGGTTTAAGGTTCTTGATGCTCAAATGGAAACAGGGACACCGTATTTGTTGTATAAAGATGCTTGCAATAAAAAGTCCAACCAGAAAAATCTTGGCACCATTAAGAGTTCAAATTTGTGTGCGGAAATCCTAGAATACTCAGACGAGAATGAAACTGCTGTGTGCAATTTGGCCTCTGTCGCACTTCCTACTTTTGTAAACCAAGAAACACAAGAGTTTGATTACGAAAAGCTGCACAATGTAGTAAAAGTTGTAACACGCAATCTTAACAAGATTATTGATATTAACTTTTATCCTACTGAAAAGACAAAGCGAAGCAATTTGTTGCATAGGCCAATTGGTATTGGAATTCAAGGCCTAGCCGATACATTCATTATGATGGATATCGCATTTCATAGTGATGCAGCAAAGGATGTAAATAAACTAATATTTGAAACCATGTATCACGCAGCATTAGAAGCTAGTAATGAAATGGCAATTGAACGCATGGATCTTTTGAAAAAGGTAAAAGAATATGTTTATAAAAATTACTCTCCTGATATGATTAACAAGTTTGCTTCAACAAAGACAGATGTTGTAAATATAACAATTGGAATTGAAGACATTAAAGAAGCACGCCCAATTTATGCAGAAATTCAAAATTTAGAGGAGGATCATCTTGGTGCATATAGCTCATTTAAAGGCTCGCCTGCTAGCCAGGGTATTTTGCAGTTTGATATGTGGAATGTAGAGCCAAGCAATCGTTATGATTGGATCGCATTAAAGAATTCTATAATAAAGTATGGAACTCGCAATTCACTTTTGCTTGCACAAATGCCAACTGCAAGCACCTCACAAATTCTAGGATTCAATGAATGTTTTGAACCTTTAACGAGCAATATTTATAGTCGTAGAACATTGGCAGGAGAATTTGTTGTTACAAACAAGTATTTGATGAAGGATCTAATTAAACTAGGTCTATGGAGTGAAAGCATTAAAAATAACATTATTGCCAACAAGGGAAGTGTGCAACAGATTACTACAATTCCAGAACATATCCGAAACAAATATAAAATTGTTTGGGAGATACCAATGCGTCACATTATTGATATGTCAGCTGATCGCGGTGCATTTATTTGTCAAAGTCAAAGTCTCAATCTTTGGGTTGAAGATCCAACATATAATATTTTGACGTCTATGCACTTTCATTCTTGGAGCCAAGGATTAAAAACAGGTATTTATTATCTTAGGAGAAAGGCAAAGCATCAGGCGCAGCAATTTACCTTGGAGCCAGAAAAAATGAAAAACAAAAATCATGAAAACAATGGTGAAAATAATGAAGAGGATGAGATTTGCGATATGTGTTCAGCATAATAAAATTTATTGAGACATAAATTATGGTATATCGCAAATATTTCCAGTAAATATAACGTGCCACAAATATTCAAAAACTCTTCCAGTCCAATAACTGGTTTCGTGATTTTTCATTAAATATTCATATAGTTTTTGATAGGTTTCTTTACTATGTCTTAAAATATTGTTTTTGTGCACGTAAAACTGTGCAGAATTTCTAAACCTTAATTCTTTTAGGTTAACAAATGTACCAAAAAGCAATGTTACTGGGGGGATCATATAACGCATTCTATTCCATTCTGGTATACCAACTAAACTTCGTAGACCTCCATCATTTATATTGTAATAATTGTGTTTAAATTCTAGCCTATTAATTTTAACATCTGTATTTTCAGCGTGATGCCAGGCAGTTCTATGTCCATGTACAAATATTGTATAATCATCCAATGATTCATAATTGTTAATAATATATTGTAAAAAACTAGAGGCTTCATTGCCTTTATTTGGCGCAGTTTCTTTTGGTAGACCATATTTAGAAATAATTCTACACTTGTACTTAATATTGGGCAACCACGATAAATTTTCATTATAATGTGCTACAACAACTCCAATTCTTGGTTCGCCAGTATTTGATTCAAGTTCTTGTTTTTTTATTAAATTCCACTTTTCGTTCATATCAATAATAAATTGTTTGTTGCTTTCAAATACTCTAACACTTTTAATTGCATCTATTTGCACTCTTAGTTTTGAATTATCATTAAATTGTTGTTTTGCAAGAAAAATTTTTCTTTTAATAAGACCGAGATTCATATAAATTTCTAAAAGAAATTAATTTTAAACTTTTTCTGTATTAACAGTGTTCCTTGCAAATTCCAAATGTTTTACGATGCCAAATAGTAATTCCGTGCTCTTTTATTCCATCAAGGTGTTTTTTTGCACCATATCCTTTATTGCTATCAATGCTATATCTTTCTGCTAGTTCAGGATTTTTATTACAAAGCTCATCAATATAACGGTCTCTTTCCACCTTTGCTAATATAGATGCTGCAGCAATAGAACTAAACTTGTTATCTCCGCCTTCAACGCATGTAAAAGGCAGAGATTCAATCTTTTTCTTTTCATTGTTGTAATTAGTAATAGGCTTAAAATAATTGCCATCAATTAACAAGTGAATACTAGTCTGCTCTAATGCTGTTTTTGCAACGTATTGCTTTTTAGCGCTCAATATAGCCTTGTGCATGGCCTGTTGAGTGGCCTGTAGAATATTAATTTGATCTATAGTTTGTTCATCTTCAAATGCAACAGCCCATGACAATGCATTGGCTTTAATATAATTAGCAACCTCTTCAATCTTCTTTTTTGAATGAAACTTTTTACTATCTTTTACATTGGAATGTTCAAAACTGTCATCTTTAGGTAAAATTACAGCAGCTGCATATACTCTTCCAAAAAGTGGTCCGCGTCCAGCCTCATCCACCCCAATTTCAACTATATTGGAATCTTCATGAAGACATTTGCGCAGAGGTGTTGCGATAATTTTTGTTCTTGGTTTTTTAACAAGTGCTCCTTTGGGTTCACCATCATTTTCCTCTTCTTTTGGTTTCACATCATTGTCTACAACCTTAACCTTGGATTTTTTTGCAAGTTTCTTGGTCTTGCTTGGAACTTCCACCTCAATTTCAAAACCATCATCGTCACTATCCTCAATTATATCGGCATACACGTAGTCCTTCTTTGACATGGACATCTCTTCAAACAGTTGTTATAACTATAGAAATATAAAATCAAATCAATTTAATTATAAATTTTTTCACTATATAAATTATACAATGATGAACAAAGCATTATTTCTCTTTTTAATATTATTATTTGGATTAGTTTTATGCTCCTTTTTAGGAGGATATTGCAGAAGAGATGGGTTTACTAATGCTTCAACAGCAGACGATTCTTCAATAAATCCTGCAACTGAAACCGTATCAACAAGCGATCATCCAGATACGGGATCTACTGAATCTACAAATTATGATAATTACAATCACTATTCTGGCAGCTCTCATCCAGCAATATTTTATGGTCCAAATGGTGCAACTGCTCGCGTCATTCAAACAAATGGAAATGATACTATTGTAATTACCCAGAAAAATGGTAACACAGAAATTTTTTACATTGACCACAAGAAAAGCAAAAATAAAAACAATAGTGATAAAAACAATAGTGATAACAAAAATAAAGAAGCAGATATTACCTCAAAAGTATTTACTGGACCAAATGGTGGTTCGGGTCAAATAATAACAACCGCTAATGGTGCAAAGGCTTTAAAGGTAACATTGCCCGATGGAAGCTCTTTTATTTTTACCGCAACAAATAGTTACATAAATGATGGCTCCCAATCTAGTGATACAACTACCAATACTGATGCGGATACAACAAATCAAACTTCAGATTATAGCAATGCATACAAGCAATCATTTTACAATTACCCCGCATCCACAAATGGTGCTAGCGGTGTAGTTGTTACTGGACCCCAGGGAAATAGTGCAGCAGTTGTTACTGGTCCAAATGGAAATACTTATGCTGCAACAAACTATGATCCATCTGCATATCAAAACTCTCTTCCACCTGGAGTTCCAGCAAGCCAAATTCCCCCAGGGTCAGAGGACTTGTATATTTTAAAATCAGAGATTGTTCCTCCTGTTTGTCCTGC